GCACGACGAGTCCAAGCACTTTTATAGATTAGGTTAGTCCAGCTATAGTCTTTGGTTGCAGGCATTAAAAAAGCACGTTGACTAATAATTTCTTGCAGTTCTTGGGCATGCAACCTTAGTTTTTTAAAGATTGTACTCACTAGCAATCCTGTTAAATAGCTCAATAGCTGACTCAAAACAACGGTTAGCTTCATCAGCCATTGAAATGTCTAGTTTACTGCGTAGTTTGTCAATTAGCAGCTTTCTGTTATCAAAAGTATACCATAAACCACTACCCATAACCTTAGTTTTAATTAACTGACCGCCGTATAGGTCACCCATGTGTTTAACATAAATGTGTGCCCATAGCTGGTGGTCAGTTAAATCCTTAACATACTTACAATACTCAACTGTACTGTTAAAAAAGATTACTGGCTGATTTAGTTCTAGTAAATCTTCCAGGATTAATTCACTGCGAGCTAATCCTGGAATTTCTGCTAATAGGTGTTTGGCTGAGCTTTCTAATGCTTGATACTGTACAAATTGATTAGCTAAAAAAGTGGCATAGATGTCAATGGGCAAGTTACCACTTAACAACAGTTTAGTAAATGGGTGATTTTCAGCCACTACATGATTGTTATGCGTTAGTTCTTTTAGTGTTGTCATTCCACCATCGCATTAGGTGCTGTAGGTACAATTACTTCTGTAATCTTAGTTGCATCTTTAAAAGTTTCTGGCATGTCGCGTAGTTGCTGACGATAAGTTGACCATAACACTTTTTGTTCTGTGGTTAGCTTGTTATCTGGTAGCTGAGTCCAGTCACTTTCTTGTAGTAAATATTTACGTAGATTACGAATACCTAGCATAATTTGTTCTTTGGTAATTTCAGGCTCTTCAGGTGCTGAAATAATTTCTACCCAGCCAAGCTCAGTTAAACCAACTGTGTCTTTTAAGCCAGTTCTGGCCAATACTTCACGATAAGGTATTGGTCCTTCTACAACTACACCACCGACTACATAGTTAAATAATACATTGTCCATTACATGTCTCCTGTGCCAGTGGACGGAAAGCTTCTACCAGCACCCCAAATAATACGCACACAACCGCGACCACCACGATTCATTTGAGTACCTAAATATTGCGTACTACCAGTACCGCCAGCACCACCGCCATATAATCCACCATCTCTGCGATGATAACCAAAACTATATCCACCATTTTCGCCAGCTAGGCCATTTTCACCGCCACTACCATTGGTACCGCCATATACATTAGTGCTGCCACTACTACCTTGACCAAAAGGCCCAGTGCCACCACCACTAGCACCACCATAAGTACTGCTATAACTACCGCCACCGCCAGCTCCACCACCAGTGCCATTAGTATCTTGATTCCCGCCATTACCAGTATATCCACCAGCACCACCACCGCCATACTGACCACCAGAGCCACCATTGCCGCCACCATCGCCACCATAGGTTCCACCAGTTTGACTACTAGCACCTCCGCCATATACTGTGGCAGTATCAATAAAATAACTAGTGCCACCGCCGCCAAGACCAAGAGATCCACCTTGACCTACTACTACTGTATAAGTTTGACCAGGCGCAACTGTAATATTATTTTTCCAGCCTAGACCACCACCACCCCCGGCACCAGCGGCCCAAACTGCGCCGGTATTACTCATTCCACCGCCAATACACACTACGCAAACACTGGTTACTCCAGGCGGACAAGTCCATGCATAAGTACCGCTGCCAAAACCATAAAAAGCTTGACCTGCTGTAGCACTAGCACTAGCACTAGCAAAATTCAAGTTGCCTTTGCCGTCAGTAGTTAGTGAGGAACCTGCAACACCGTCTTTTAGTGGAAGCGTAAATTCACTGCCTTCACGTCTTTGTATTTGATCTGTTACAATTTTTGTCATTTATACTCTCCAAAACGTATAACAAATTAATTAAAAGTAGGTTTTTCAGGCCATACCACATCTTTAGAAAAATCTTTTTGTTCTTGAACAGCTTTTAAATTTGCTCTATAAGCTGTTACTGAATCTTTTTGTTCTTTGGTATACTGTTCCCAAACATCATTTTTAAGTAATTCTTCTGAATCTTTTAACATGGATGTAGCCTTATTAATCATGTATCTAGCTTTATTAGCTAATACATAATTATCAAAATCTTTTTGAATTTCAGCTTCATTTTGTTCGCGAATAATACCAGTAGTTTCTTTAATTAAAATTTTTCCTATTAAAGAATCATCTGCAACTTCTAAATACCCCTCCTCTTCAGGAAGGGTATTTGTACTAGCTACAAATTTGTTATCAACAAATTTAGCATAAAACATATTTTAACGATCTCCGAATAGAATAGCACAGTTAGCGTAGGCTTGTTCTGGGGCGGAATTAGCATTATTAGTAGAACTTGTATCGCGATACATACTTAGTGTTTGTAACATTCTGTTATCACAAACCAAATCACCACTAGTTGGGAAAAAAGTATTTAAATTATAGAACATGCTAGTATCTATAAAGTAATAAGTGGTTACATATTGATGTGCTGAAATAAGCATTACTAAAACTGTAGTATTAGCAGGAATAGTAATACTAGCATTAGTACTAGTACTACTAGTACTACCAGTAGTAGTAAATGGCTGTGTCCATGTACCACCTGTTACGTTTGCATAATTTGTACCACTACTTGTAGTAGGAGTATAGTATCCTAATGCTGATCCGTTATAAGTATCTTGACTACTATAGTTAAAATTTAATGTACGTGTAATTGAACTACTAGTAGTATTACGTACTGGCATAATACGCCATGTAACACCACCATAGCTAGTTGCATTATCATAATAAAAATTGGTACGGTAGTTCCAACCCATACGGCTTTGGTGAGCATACTCAATTCTGCGTGGATAATGACCAATATAGTCACTATTATATGCAATCTCAGTAGTACCATTAGGAACACCATCACCCATTGCCATGTTCCAAGACTGATGCGTATAAGCTGTACTAGTACCTGCTGCAGTAGCATTTTGATAGGTACTGTTAGGGCCACTACTTGACCATTCGCCTGTACTATAGACGTTGTTACGAGCGGATTGAGTGGTAATACTACCAACAATTCTCCAACTATCTGTAGGCAATAACAATGTTGTTGGTGAGGTATTAACCGATATATTACCGCTAGAATCACTAATTAGTGGGCCTGCAGCAGCTGTTGTAGGTAGAGTGAATACTGAACCACCTGGTTTTTGAATTTGATCTACTATAAGTTTACCCATTTTAGGCTCCTAGAAATTTTAAAAGAGATATGTACGTGGAATATCAATAACATTAAGTGCGCTTGTAGAACCAACTGTTACTGTAGCCCATGGTGGAATACTAATTTGTTGATTTTGACTTAATACCGTTCCTGTAACTGTGGTAGTATCAGTAAACTGTTTTACAATAGTTACTGTATCACCAGCTGTGGCTGCGTTCAGAACTATATGAGTTCCTTCTACATACCATTGACCCAAAGTTTGTATAGTTACATCCGTTGAGTAAGTGACTTCATTTATTTGTGTTATTTGATAAGTTGGTGCGGTACTAGCAACATTGGTTGCTTTATATATACTATTAGCAGTAATACTAGTATCTACATAAGTTTTTACAGCACTTTGTGTAGGAACTTTTACTGCACTATTTTGAGAAATTGTACCATCAGTACTAAATTCATCAATTTGTGCACCTAATTGTGCACCAATTGAACCTAAACGCAAACTAGTCAAACCGCTAAGGTTAAATGAGTTAGCATTTAATGTTGCAGCACCAGTTGCCTGGTTAATTGCAAAATATTGTCCTACTGCAAAATTACCTGCTTGATCTGTAGATACATAATAAATACGACCAGGTAAAACTTGATTTGTTTGTTGTGATGGAACTGGTGCTTGTGTGGGAGTAGCTGGATAGTTTGTAGTAGTTACACCACCAGTACCAATACTTAAAAAGTCGTGACCAGTAACTCGTAGCAAACTAAATTTATAGCGAATTGAAGTTGCAGTACTTGCAGTAGAAACTGTAGCTTTTTGTTGTGCTAATACTACTGTAATAATACTTGTAGTATCTGTATAACTGCCTGATACACTTTGAATAATATATGCAGAAGTGTCACCAGTTAGTTGAATACTACCACCTGCAACAGGTAACGCTGTTAAATTATTTAATACTAAAACAAACCCGTTTTGTCCACCGATTGTAGAAACTACACCTTGTCCGCCACTAGTTGCAGTAATAGTGTTACTGCTAGCAAAAGTTCCGCTTATAGAACTAACATATAATGTACTGGCTTGGGCATTAGTAACTACGGCTGTTGCACCACTACTAGATGTAATAGTATCACCTACGTTGATTATACCAGAGTATGCACCTGTTAGTGTAATCATGGAACCATAAACAGATCCAGTTACTGCAGTTTCACTAGAATCATATCCAGAAGAATAAGTTCCGTAATTACCATAAGAGTTATTGCCACTTAATGAACGAATTTGTCCGCCATTAGTTGTAGCATAACCAAAATAACAGTAGTATGTAAATACAGAAACTGCTTCTGCTTTACCACCATTATTAACCCACAATCCAACACCGTTATCTTCAATCAATGTGTACTCATGGAACAACATTGATTTGTTACCACTGCTATGTACACTACCATTTACATAAGCACCAATACCACCAGTGGATATTGAAGTACACTCTAAAATATAAGGCGACTTACTAGTAATTGGCGATGCTGGATTTAGTGCGCAATATATGCCTTTTGGTGTAGAAGTACCAATATCGTATGCAGTACTTCCAGCAACCCAACCAGTCATACCTTGGAAAGTCATTTTATTTAATAACGAACCATCCGAGAGTGCAAACATTGTTGACTGGTTATTAGCGGTAATACCATCTGAAGCTAATCCAGTTGCTGGCGTAATAATTGTAGTACGTGTATTGTCACCAACAATAGCACAATTTGGGGGTACTACAATAGGTAATTGCGCTTCAGCATAAGTACCAGATTTAACAAAAATTGCAGTCTTTGAATTATTAGGTACTACAGATACAGCTTTTTTGATACTAGCAAATGGCAATCCCAGACTAGTACCAGGATTACTATCACTACCATTTGGCGCTACATAAAATATATTAGTAGAACCTGTTGTATTTGCCCAATATATAGTAGCATTATCTGCTGCAATAGAAAGTGATTTACCTTGACTATTAGCGGTAATTGTTGGTAGTACAGCAGCTCCACCAGCTGCTAATAAAAACCAGTTATTAGCAGTAAAATCATCATTAAAACTTGCACTAGCTGTGTGATCTACAAGTGCAATATATGCTGAACCAGCAGGTGTAGTTACAATATCATCTTTAAAATAACTTGTACCAGTTGTCCAGGTACCACGACCACGAACACCGCCATTAAATTTTGACCATTTACTAGCTGCTAAATCTGTTGCAAATACAGTACTGGCATGAAGTGCAGTACAAATATAAGTATTACCACCACGTGAAACTACGTCATTAATATAATATGTTGTACTTGTAGACCACTCACCAACTGAACGAATACTAGTAGTAAATAAACTCCAGTACGTAGAATTTAATGTACCAGTTGCACTTGTAGGTGTTTGATTTGTACTATTTGCAACAGCTTGATAAAGATTAGCACCATACGCTACTAAACTACCTGGCGTATATGCAGTTGCTGAATTCCATACTCCACTAGCTGAAATACCTTCTACTAATCTAGCCCAATATGCTGTTACAGTAGGTAAATTATTAGTAGTATCTTGTAGTGCAATATATACACTTGGTCCGTACTTTACAATGTCATTTTTTTGATATTGTGTACTACTGCTATAAGTACCTTCGTATTGAATACCAGTTGCAAAGGTAGACCAATATGTTGCATTTGGTGGCGTAACACTAGTATTATCTGCAATTGCAACATATACTGTACTACCGTATGCTATAGCACTACCAATTGGATAAAAAGTTGCGGCATCATAAGCACCAACAAAATTTACACCAGCAATCATCAATGTCCAATATGCCGTATTGGTTGGTAAATTACCACTAGTTTTTAATGCATATGTATAAACATATACATTACCACCGTACTTTACTACATCATTTGATTCGTATGTGGCAGTATTACTCCAATTACCAGCAAAATTAAATCGCAGTTTTCCTAAATCTATTAATTGACTCATTATACTATCCTCATTAATAAGTGTCCATTATTTCCCCAGTAAAATTGAACAGTATCTTTAGACCAAAACCACTGCTTGTAGTCATACTTATCAATTATAGTATCTTGAGGTAACGAGACGGCAGTATCGCCATCTAAAATTTCAATGTTTAGATTGCCGTCGTCTGGGTTTAAACGGAACCCATAAAATACTTTATCAACAAGGTCTGTGCCTTCATAAAATCCACTCATTATGAGACTCCTTGTAGTATAGAAAAGACAACATCAAGGCTACTATCTACTTTTGATGAAACAATTAGCTTATCGCCAACAGCAAGTACCAATTTGTTACCTTTCATAAGTTCAAAAGGTTCACCACTTTCTATACGCTTATCTTTGTGTATATAAGTATCTGTTGAACTTCTACGTAATTTAATTGTAATAGGAACAGTGGTTGACAGTAAGTTTGTTATACTACAACCAATTACAATTGATTTATCCGGCGCTGTAAATATTTCTACTTCTGTGGTTCCTACACCTCGAGAAATTGCATTTATAAAACTTGTTGCCATATTTTATCCTAGTGCAATAGCCATAACAATTGCTGTTTCAGTTGCAATTTGTTGAGCACTAGAAGCTTGAGTTGATTTAAGCAATTCTACGTCATAGTTTAAATTAATAAAATTATTGTCTAATTCTGTGTTAGTTAGGGGACGATTAACAGCAGTCGTCCCAGTTTGTCTAGTAACAATGGTAGCCATAATAATCCCCTAATTATAAATTAAACTGCAGCTAGCGAAATCTTCCAAGTAATCACTAGTGTATCATTAGCACCTTTATTGATAACACTAAATACAGTACGGCAAAGCATTAGTTCAGGAAGACTTGGATTACCATCATTAAAAATACCTGCTTCAGTAATAGCACCAGTACCAACACCAGTACTAAAAGTAGCAATATATTGAATAGTATCATTAGTAACTGTAGTAGTTACAATTGTTGTTGAGTCTAATGCAGAACGTGCTACTTCTGAAATTAAACCTGTTTGTGTAGCTGCAGCAGTAGTAGTACCTGTACCAATAGCTATATGTGACATAACTGCACTACTAGTGTCTTTCATACGACTAGCAATATAAGCTAAGCCTGTATTAACTACTAGGTTAGTGTGTTCACGACTTTCAATAACATTACCAAATTGATCTAACAAGTTTAATTGTAGGGTACCTTTGGCTTTTAATAGTGAATTATTTTCCACAATAAATTTCCTTTAAAATTAGAATACCAAAGCAGTTGCTGTTGGCAAGTTATGTAAA